TAAAGATAAAGGCAAAGGTTGATCTTGTTTTACAAAAATAAATCCATCTGAATTGTAATCATCAGTAAATTCCACTGTTTTATCTCCAGCTAATAAAGTTGAAACTGGAGTATCTAAATCACTTGATGTTGTTCTAAATGGTACGGTTTCAAGATTTGTTAAGCTTGGTCCACATTTTACACCAACGGTATTAAATAATCTTAATACTACTTTTGAAATTCTTTTTACTTTTCCTTGTCCAGTTCCTTCTGCTGATCCACCTTCTATTCTCATTGTTTGAAGAACAGAGTTATAACCTAAACCAACTTTTACTTTTTTAGAACTTCTATCTAAAGTTATTCCTCCACTTGAAACAATCTTATCAGCATGAGTTGATCCATCTGCTAATATTTGAACTGTTTGACCTTCAAGGTGATCTAATCCTGTAATAGATGTTGTGGCAGTTCCATCGTAACTTAATCCACTATCTACAAAATGAAAATCTGTTGCAGTAGTTTCATCAAAATCAAAATCTGAAAAAACTTCTACATATCTTCTTGTAGCTCCATTTATAATTCTTTTAACTATTATCCAAAGTTCATCTTCATTTAATGAACCAGAAATTGAAGCTATACTTTCAATAATTGGAAAACTTTCATTTTGCACTGTAAGTCTAGCATCATCATTACTTTTACAAGTTAAAAATCCTGTAGCTTCATGTGAGCTTTCTCTAATTGTAACAACTGCTGCACTTGGATTAGCAACAGTAAAATCTGCATGAGCATTAATAGCAGTATAAATATTATCTGCTGTTGTATTGTTATTAGTTTGAGTTTTAAATTCATTTGTTCCAGCAGTTCCAGTTGTAGAAGTAAATGTAACTTCTTCACCATTAGATTTTGTAAAAACTAATTTTGTTCCAGTTGCAATATTCGCATAATCTGAAACTGTTATTGTGCATTCTTGTCCAATACCACCTACTTTATGTCTTGACCATGCAACAACATTATCTGATCTTTGATAAGTTAAACAAGCTAACACTCCATCTTCTCTTACACACCATAAATTACTATCTGGTGATTGCTGATAAGCCATTTCATTAATTCCGCTATCAGTAACGGTTTCATTTAATATTGTTAAATCTGGTGCTGTATAACCATCAACATCAAAGTCATAAGCTAATTCTCTAATTTTTCTTTTTGCTCTTTGTAAAAATAAAGTAGCATTTCCAGCTGGAATAGCATCAACAGTTGAACTACCATAAGAAGATTGTTTTTTAATAGTTACATTACTTGGTGTAACAGCAGCATCGGTTCCATCTGCACTAACAGTCCACTCACCACCAGAAGTTCCAACGATTAAAGTTCTAACTGCTTTTAAATATCTAATGGCGTTAACTTGGTTTGAAGCGATGGTATATACCATAGCATCATCCGCATTTGTGCCAGTAGTCATATTTTCATAATCACCAGATTTAGAAAAATATAAAGTTTGTGGTTCGTCAGTTGTGCCAGCAAAAACTAATCTTTGTTCAAAGAAAGATACACAAGATGGATGACCAGTAGTATCTGAAAAAGCTCCTAGTTTCCAAGTTGTAACAGCTGAGGTATTATCAAAATTATCTTTAATATCTATTTTAACAACAGTTGCACTCGTATAACTTCTAATCTTTGCATAACCATTTGAAAAATTAATTAATCTTCCAACATCTGTTGAGGCAAAAGTTGATGCTGATGCAGTTAAAGTTTGATCGTCTCCAGTCGTTGCTCCAGGTGTCATTGTGGTCGCTGTTGTATTTTGAGATAAATAAGGACCGTCTGTAAATTCTATTTCATCTAAGCTCCAAGAAGTATGTCCTGTTCTTGAAAGTTTTGAAACTTCATGGCTGTTATGTGTGATGTATAAAACATCAGCACTTTGAGCAAATTTTAAATCTGGTAATTGAGCTGTCGTATAACTTGTAGTTATTTGATAAATTTTATTTGCAACTCCACCAGAAGAATAAGCGGTGTAACCAGATGAATTAATATCAGTTCCATCTACATCTTGTAATTCAAAAGTGTTAGTAGTTTTATCTGCTACTTTAAAAGTTTTACCATTAACTTGCGTCATCCCAACTACGCCAGTTATAATTACAAAGTCGCCATTGGAATAACCGTGTGAGCTAGATGTAACTACAGCTGGATTAGCAGCAGTAATTCCAGTAATGGTTTTATTACTTTCTGTTATCTGACCTTTATCCTTGAAAAATCTTATGTACTGATTTCCAAACTCCAACATATAAGTTTGAGTTATTGAAAATTCAAAAGGTATTAATCTTGTTTTAGCTGAACTATCTTTTACTTCAGAAATAAATTGAGTACCTACTCTTCTAGTTGCTGCTCCTTGAGGATGCACCAACATATTTTCTAAAGTTTTACAGCCTGAAGAATATTTTTCAAAATCTGTTCTACCATCTAGCTTTGCAGAAAATTCTCCTGATACAAAACTACTTAATGCTAATGTTGTTCTTGGCATATTTCTTTTTCCAAATTTCCTCTTGAGTTAAACCTGTTTCGTCTATTTTTTGTTTTGATTTTTCGTTAATATCTTTTGGATCAATCACTTCTACTAAAGCGTAACGATATATTTTATTAGAACTTTGCCATTCAAAATGAATTAAATGTCTCGGTTTTAAATATAAAGATATATTTCTTGGATCAAAAGCTGCTTTGACCATTATAGTCTAGCATCTGTAAATTCGTTTGCTTCAACTGTATCTAAGCTATTTTCTGTAGCGTCTATAAATCTTGCTTCTCTTAATCTTTCATCAGCTCTAGTCATATAGTTGTTAGCTAATGTTGCATTATTTGTTATGGCATAGCAGATGTCTGCTGCTAATTGATGAGATATAGCTTCTCTTAAATAAGCATCATAATTATTAGGATCAGTATCTAAAGCAACATAAACTAAATAAACAGTTGTTTGATCTGTTATTATATTTTTGCCTTCAACTTTATAAGGTAAATCAGCAGCTATACTATCTGTAGTTCCATTGTGAATTTTCATTACTCTAAGAAAATCACTAGGTAGAGCATAAGAATAATCAAACTCCATTACAGGAGCTGTACTATTTCTAGCCAATTCTACACGCTTAATTAAGCAATTCCAATTATGACCTCTAAATACTCTATTTCTAACTGGCTCATATCTTTGGTTACATAATCTAGCATTTTTGGTATCTTCCGTTAAAGCTGAGATTGTTGATGCACCTATAAGATTAAGTGCCGAATTGCAGATATTTACAACAGAAGCCATTATAAAATTACACCTATTATAATAATAACAATAATACTAATAACAGTAGTTTTAATTTTTGTACTTCTGCTATTCCAATATTTAATTATATTTTTCATTATACATTCTCCATTTTAATTTCTTTGCATTGAAATTTGATTGCTAATTTTTCTTTAATAATTTTTTCTTTATCTATATTTGCTAAATGATTATGTGATTGTTTATATCCATTAAGAATACAATCATAATAATTATTAAATTCTAAAGGTACTAGCTTTTCTGAATAACAAGTTGGTTGCAAATTAGCAAATGAGCAAAGATAAAGTATTATTACGTATTTCATTAAATTCTTTTTGCATTCTAGGCGAGTTCCACTCTCGCTTTCCTCGCCTAAAATTTTATGTTGCTTAGTTAACTACGTAGTGAATGTTAAAGCTCATATCACCTTCAGTTCCACCAGCAGCAGCCATTCTAGCTCCTATGTAGTAGTAACCTCCAGGATCAGCTGAAGCTCCAGCCATTTCCCACATTGCTTTTCCAGCAGTATTTATGTCAGCAGCTTCGTGTCTTACATCCGCCATTGCAGCAGCATCAGCCACCGCAGTTGCAAAGTAATCTTCATCTACTACTGTTCCATCAGTGTTAAAGATTCCAACATTGAATGTGCATGATCCACCAAAAGTATCTGTACCGATCCAAATTTGAGGAACGGTTGCATTACTTGGTATTGGTGCAAGCATAACAATATCGTCATCATCACTGTCTCCAGCCGCAACAACTATAGTACCTTGTGCTACACGCATTGAGCCGTGTAGAAGTGCCGAGTTGTTTTGTACTTGAGGCGTAGCTTCAAAATTTGCTACTAAGTCAGAGTTTTTTATACCCATTTTTATATCTCCTCTAGTTATTACTCGTTACAAGGTATCTGAACAACTTTTTCTTCTTCCATTCTAGTCGCCATTTAATTCTTTGTAGTTTTTTTAATTACTACTTCTTTATATCGCTATAAAGATTAGACTATATCTTCACTTAATTAAGTGTTGGTTTTTCGTGGACTTATTATTGTTTCCTCAAAGTCTAGTCGTTGAACGTTTATTACCTCTCGCTTACGCTGCTTGTAATACTTCGCTGCTGATTGTCTTTGTAAAAAAGAGTTTCCAGCAATTTAACCAATTTTTTATCGGCTTGACTAATTTACCGATGTCCATAGCATAATAAACTTGTGTGCTATAGCTTTTATCTGCACGTTCAGAAATTTTAGCCGATACATCATTTCCGATAGCTAGTTTCACTGCATCTTCTGTGAAAGCAAAACATAATCTATCAGTTGTGTATGTAGCGTCTTTGTTCAGTCTTGTTGACATTATAAATTGAAATCCAAGAAAACTATCTATACTTCCTTGAGCTAAAGCTTTGACCGTATTAAAGTCAGAGCTAGTAACTTCAGTAGTTGCTAGTAAGTCTTGAACTTGTTTTGGACCACAAACTAAAAATCTCTTCAAAGAAGGATCTACGTCATTGTTATCCAAAATGTATTTAGCCGATCTAAGTTTAGCTATAGTAAGACCATCGCTCTGATCGCTAGTAGCTGTCTTTTGACCGCTAGGTAGAGCAGTTGAAGTTCCGCCAGCAACGCCAGTGTTAGCAGATGCGTTCATCGCAGTGATGATAACATCGTCTATTGATCTGTTCATTGCAGCAGCAGCCGCTCTTGCGTATGTGCTAGTTGGATCAATTAATGCTCTTACTTTATCAGCATCATCAACTAAATCCGCCCATTCATACGTTGCCAAAGATACTCTACGTCTTGAGTGTGGTGTCAGTTGTGTTATCGCAACTTTTTTAATTATTGCTTCTATATATCGCTATATAGCTCAGACTATATCTTCACTAATTATAGTGTTCGGTTTTCGTGGATGTATTATTGTTTCCTCAACATCTAGTCGTTGGACCTTTTATATACTTTTTAAGTTATATAAGTTGGCTGCTGATTGTCTCAATGAGAGTTCCCAGCAATTTACCGAATTTTAAATTGACAATTTTTTATCAATTTGAGGTGTGTCGCTATGTCTGCTAGTTTTTAACTGAGCAGCAGTAACTCCGATTTGATCGAAGAACGCGTTTTTTCCTCTAACTTTTTCCACATCAACAGCGCCTCGTAACTTTGAGCCTGTTTGTTGTGCCAGCATCGACACGTTAGCCGAATATTGCTCAACAAAACTTGTAGTTATATTTACACTCATAGTAAATACTCCTATTGTTAGATTGTTAATGTTAAGTTTTTCGGTTGATTATCCTTACGGATCTTCCTCTATTTTACATCTAGTCGATGATAGTCTATTCCTAATGTCAACAAAGGTCTTGCGATTGTCTTTGTAATTTATTCGCCTAATTTCTTAGACAAATTCTATTCAACATCTTTTTCGTTATTTTTTTTACGAATTAATGCTTGTACCTCTTCAACAGCTTGAGAGTGATTAGGATGATTTTTATCCCAATACGCTGAGCCTGTTTGTTGCAATGTTGCAATTTGCTTATTAATTTCAGGTACAGTTAAATAAGGAACTTGATCTCCTTTAACTATTGTATCTTCTGATAACTTATTAGCCAAATTAACAAATGCTTTTATCACTTGCGGATTATCTCCTAATCGTGATCCATCTTGTAAAAGAGTATTATTAATAAACTCTTTGCCAAGAGTAGCGTGAGCTAAATTTTTAGCAGATTGTATTTGTCTATCAAAGGTAGCGCCATATTCTTTTCTCAATTCTTTAGCGCTTTCTTCTTGCGCTAATTTCATTTGAGCTTGTTGGTCATCATTACCTTTATTAATAACATCATTATAATACTTCATAATGCCTTGAGCTTGATGAGGTAATAAACCAAGTTTAACTGCTTCTTCACTAAAATTTTTCAAAGCATCTTGGTCTATTGTACTCTCTTTAGGCAAATCGTATTTATAACCGTCTGCGTTATCAGGTGTTCCTAATTTCTTATATACTTCTTTCCAATCTTCGTCAGTCGCATATTTATTTGGAACATTTATCTTATCACCACCTACTAATTTTTGTGAGTGTAAATAAGACTTCACAAAATCATCCATATTGGAAAAATTCTGCAAAGATTTTTCTTCTTTATAAGCTTCAGGAATTAATGATTTAAAATCAATTTCCTTTGGCTGTTCTGTTGTTGTTTCCGATGTCAGCGTTGTAGTTGTCTGCACATCAGGTTGAGCTGGTTGCTGTTCTGCTGCAACCGTTTCAGTTGTCTGATCCATGAGATTACTCCTCTAGGTTTTTATTAATCATGCTTTTTATAAAGACTAACACACTACGTTGACCTTCTAAAAAAGCTGTTTCGTGACTGTCACCTTTGGCATGAGTGGTCACAAACTCATGACATCGTTTTTCCAAATCCTCGATAACTTTTTTACCGTCATCGGAATTAAAAACAATTTTGTAATTTTTTATTAAACTTATTAATGCTTTATTGCTGTCTGTCGGTTTCATTTATAGCTTGAACTGCTGGTGCAACATTTTTAGCCACTTGGCTTTCTTGTACGGCATTCATTATTTCCATTTGTTGTTGTTGAGCCGCTTGTTTCTGTTCTGTTATTTCTTGTACCTGAGCATCTGATCTAATTACTTTTGCTGGTATTCCAAGAATTTTTATAATTTCTTTAACTAAACCTTGAGGATCAATATAATCTGTAACTGGTGCTACTTGTCCAATTGAGCCAAATATTTCTAATCCTCTTATAATAGAACTTAATTCTTGTCCTTTTTGAGCTAAAGCCATTGGTGATACATATTCAACATCGATCTCTTGATCTATTAAAACTTCAGGAGCTGGTTTAAATAAATTATTTCTAAGCATAATATTAAATACTCTAATAACCGTTGGATTTAATAATTCTACTTGTAATCTTCCTAAAGTTGGACCAAGTATTCTCATTTTTTCTTCTGATCTTTGAGCAACTTCTGTTGCAGTCATATTTCTATTTTCAGTAACTAATAACTGGTCAACATGAAAAGTTTGAGAAATAGCTTTTCTTCTTTGATCTTCCATATTTAAACCTAACGGATTGTTAGCTCCAATATTTAATGGCTCAATACGATCTCTACTACCAGCTCTATAATAATTTAGAGATCCTGGTGCAGTTCTTATTGGTAACATCATTGCATCGTCAGGAACTAGAAGCGGTGGATCCACTTGTTTCTGTGCCGCCTTTAGTCCTACTTCTACCATTTTGTTAAGTACCTTAACGTCAGGCAATGAGTTCATTCCAGGCGATCTGCCATAGATTTCGTTTGACGCTTTTAAAAAACGTGGAACGACATAAGGAAATTCTCTAAAGCCTCCAATAGAAATAATGTTACCGCTTTCCATTTCCATATAAATAGAAACGAAAGGCATATTCATACCATCTTCTTTTTTAGGATTATAAATATCTCTAGGTTTTACAACATGACAAAATTCAACATCATCAAATGGAGAATTTTTAAATACATTTTGAGCTTCTCTACTTAAATTTTCTAAACCAAATTTTTCAGCAGCTGCTTTTGCTGTAATTTTAAATCTTCTATATATACAATCAACTAAGCCTTTGGCATTCTCTGATATATAAATTTCCTTGATGTGACGTGCTGAGAAACGAATTATATCAGTTTCGTCCTCTTCAATAAACATTGCCGCTGTACCGAAAGCACAAAGGTCGTGGTAAGTTTCAAAAACTTCTTGTTGAAAGTTTGATCTTTGAAAAGCGATATACATTTTATCTGTAACATCTTCTAACCATTCTTTAGCTTCATCATTTTCATTTAATATTGTTTCTTTAAATCTTAAAGAAAACCAACGATTAGCAGAGGATGTAAGCATTCCATGTAAGGAACTTGCTAATAATTCTAATGAATGAATTGCTGTAGCATCAAAAACATCTATATGTCTTTTATCGCCTCTAACTTTTTCATCAACTATATCTGATTTTCTTGGTATTACTAAATCCGCTACTTCTTGCCAGTGTGTCTCCCAGTTGGATCTTCTATCCATTAACCGAGACATATTATTTTTTAGCTCAGAAGCTAAAGCTTTATGTTTTTGATCTTGCATTAATTATCCTAATAAAGTTCTAAAAGATAAAGTTAAATCTTCATCACTAACACCTAAGTTAGTAGATTTTCTTCCTCTTCTTTTAATAGACGACATTCTTTGTTGCGCTAACTCAGCGGTAGTTGGACCAGCTGGTGATGCTTTAACAGCAGTCTTTTGAATTGTTTGTGCTGGTTTTGGTTTAGCAACTGTTCTTGTAACTCTTCTTACAAATCCACCCATAATTATTTTCTCCTCTTATTTATTAAATCTGACAAATATTTTGAAAAATTATTTGCTTCATTTGGACTATTAAATTTTATAAAATCTTTTTTTTCCAAAGCTATTTCTAAAGCTTCTTGATCTCCAAATTTTTTTAAATGTCCATTAATCATTCTTATTGTTGGGTATAATATTTCTTGACCATTTACTTCTGAGCTACGAGTTTTAACTGTTTCTCTAGCTTCTGTTGTTGGTGTTTCAGGATCTAAAGCTCTATTAATCCAAGCTCTGTTAGGTAATTGTGTATTATTTCTTTTAAATCCACCCATATTTTTAACCTAATAAAGTTTTTTGTTCGTATTCTTCTTCAGATATTTCATTCAATCCTTTAGACGAAGTTAATATTGTTGATTGTCTGCCTTTTCTTGCTAAAGCTCTTCTTCTTTCATCAGCTTCAGCAGCAGCGTCTCTAGCCGCATCTACAGCCGATGGCACTTCTTCAACTTTGGGTAATTCCAATTGAGGCATAGCTGGCATTTTAGGCATAAACATTTTAGCAATGAATGACATAATTATAATATCCTGTAATTACCATCAGCAACACGCTGACGATCTTTGTTTGTTATTTGTTGTTCTTGTATTCCAGTAGCCAAACATCTTAAAGCATCCATTGGATGACTTGAGAAGTCATGTACTGGTTTTATTTTATATACACGCTCTTTATCATTATATTTTCTATGATAATGACG